ATGACACTGGTGCTACTTTAATAGCAACACTTACAAAATCAAAACCAAAGGCAAAAGTTAAAAGACAAACTAGAGTGAATACTCTCATTGTTGATAAGTCTAAATTTGTTGGATCTGGAGTTGGAGCAACAACTTTAAATGATGGACTTACTTCTGGTAATTTTCCTTATGGAACTAGAGTTCAGGATGAAAATATTTCATTAAATACTCCAGATATTATTAGAATTCTTGGTATTTTTGAATCAACTACAACGGCAAATGCGTCTGCACCAAAGGTAACCTTATCTTCATTAAACGGTCCCACAGGGAAAACTTCAGATTTAATTATAGGAGAAAAAATTAAAGGGGTCTCATCTGGAGCGATTGCAGTTGTTTCTGAAAAATTATCTGATTCTCAAATTACATATGTTTTAAAAAATCAAATTTCATTTAGAGAAGGAGAGGTTGTTACATTTGAAGAATCAAAAATACAAGCAATAATTACGACATTAGAAACTCCAAGTAGAAATATTTCTGCTAACTATACATTCAATTCTGGTCAAGAGGGGACTTTTTATGATCATGGATTTATAACAAGAAAGAGTAATATAAAAGAACCAACAAAGAGATTGAAAATTTATTTTACTAGTGCATATTATGAGTCTTCTGACGATGGAGACATTACAACAAAAAATTCATATGATACTTTTGATTATAAAAATGATATTACCACAATCAATGGCAATAGAACCACTGATATAATAGACATTAGACCTAGAGTTTCAAATTATGTTGTTCTTGAGGGTTCTCGTTCTCCACTAGAATTTTTTGGTAGGAGTTTCAGTGGTTCTGGCAATTCTGCTGCTAATATTTTAGCATCGGACGAATCTATTGTTACTAACTTTTCATTCTTTGTTGGAAGAATTGATAGAATTTATTTAACAAAAGATGGCAGATTTGAAGTTCAATACGGTGTGCCGTCAGAGAAGTTAGATAAACCAATTCCAATTGATGATGCTTTAGAAATAGGTTCTATCATTTTACCCCCATATTTTTATGATGTAAGCACAGCATCTCTGTCATTTTTGAATCATAAAAGATATAGAATGTCTGATATTAGAAAACTTGAAGATAGAATTCAAAATCTTGAGTATTATACAACACTTTCTTTACTTGAAACGAATACTGCAAATCTTTTTATTGCAGACTCTAACGGATTAAATAGATTTAAATCAGGTTTCTTTGTAGATAATTTTACAACTATTTTACCACAAGAATCTGGAGTAGAAATTAAAAATAGCATTGACATTCCCAACAAAGAATTAAGACCTAGACACTTTACAAATTCAATTGATTTGCAACTGGGTCCTGTCGAAAATGTAAGCGCAACTGAGGACCTTGGATTTTTACAACCAGAGGGAACTGGCATTAGGAGATCAAGTGATATAGTTACTTTAAATTATACTGAAATTGAATGGTTAAAACAAACTTTTGCAACTAGAACCGAAAGTATCACTCCATTTCTTGTAAGTTTCTGGCAGGCAACTCTAGAATTAACACCCTCTTCAGATACTTGGGTAGACACCGCAAGAATTGAAGCAAAGATTATTAATACTGAAGGAAATTATACAGAAACAATTGCTAACGCACAGAGAACAATAGGATTAGACCCACAAACTGGATTAAGTCCTATTTTATGGAACGCATGGGAAACCGTTTGGACTGGACGAGAAATTATTGACACAACCAGAACAAGAGAAGTGAGAGGTCAGTTAGGACCCACAGCGCGGCAGGGTCCTGGTGGGCGAAGTCGAACCCGAACATTTACAGAAACCACAACAGACACCACTTTTGAAGATTCTTTCAGAGAAGTAATTGATACCGGAACATCAACTAGAACTGGATCTAGAACTGTAATTACAGAGCAGTTTGATATGCAATCAGTTGGTGACAGAGTTGTCAATAGAGAAATTATTGCATTTATGCGTTCCAGAAATGTTCAATTTGTTTCTAAAAAATTAAAACCACTTACTCAAATTTATGCTTTCTTTGATGGTGTTAATGTAACAAAATACTGTGTTCCAAAACTTCTTGAAATTTCAATGATTACTGGATCATTCCAAGTAGGAGAAACAGTTATTGGTGTGACAAGAGACACTGGTATTCAACCAGTTACTGGATTTTCTAATCCACGAATTACTTTTAGAGTTGCTCAGAGTAATCACAAAGAAGGTCCTTATAATGCTCCAACCAGTATATTCACTAATAATCCATATACATCTCAAATAGGAGCAACAGGGCTTGAAACATTTTTGGGAACACCAGGAACTGTTCAATTAGCAGGACAAGGAAACACAATTCCTGCTACTTATTCTTCAACTTCAATAATTTTGAATGTTGATACATATTCTCTTTCACTACAAGCGCAGGGAGAATTTAGCGGATATGTTGAAACTGGAATGATTTTAGTGGGACAAACTAGTGGCGCTCAGGCAACAATTTCTAATCTTAGATTAGTATCAGATCTTGGAGCGAATCTTATCGGTAGTTTCTTTATACCTAATCCAAATATAGGAACCAATCCAAGATTTGCAACTGGAACTAAAAAATTAACTTTAATTAACACACCTGATAATAATGGAAACACTGCTGACACTATTGCAGAGGAATCTTTCTCCTCTAGCGGAACATTGGAAACCGTTCAGGAAAATATTATTTCCGTTAGAAATGCACGAGTTGAAATTAAACAAGAGAGCGAAACAATTGGTGCTAGAAGAACAACTGGACCACAACTAACAGGCACTAGAGTCATATCAACATCACAAAGATCTCAAACTGTAACCGAATGGTATGATCCATTAGCACAATCATTCCAAGTTTTAGATGAAACTGGCGTATTCATTACAAGTTGTGATGTATTCTTCCAAACGAAGGATGATATGGGGATTCCTATGACATTCCAAATTCGCACAATGCAAAATGGAGTTCCTACTCAGAAAATTCTCCCATTCTCTGAGATTGTTGTTGATCCTAGTCAGATTTCAGTATCTCAAAATGGGACGGTTCCGACAAGATTTACATTTAAAGCACCAGTCTATCTTGAAGGTGGTGGGGAATATGCAATTTGTTTAGCATCCTGGTCAACCAAATATAGAGTTTTCGTTTCAAGGGTTGGTGAATCTGATTTGCTTACGGATGAATTTATTTCAAATCAACCATATTTGGGATCTCTCTTCAAATCTCAAAATGCCTCTACATGGGAACCAAGTCAATGGGAAGATTTGAAATTTACCATTTACAGAGCTCAGTTTGAATCATCAGGGACTTTAGAAGTTTATAATCCAGTTTTAGGTGAAGGAAACGCACAAATTCCAAAATTGATGCCAAACTCTATTGTTTTAAATTCTAGAAAAGTGAGAGTTGGTCTTGGATCTACACTTCAAGAGATTGTTGGAGTTGCAACTGGACTTCAATTTGGAAATACAGTTTCTCAACAAGGAACTAATGCAACTGGTAATTATGTTGGCAATGCAGGAATTGCAACAGGTACTTTAGGGATTATTAATGCTGGTATTGGATACACACCATCATCTGGATCATTTACTTTTACTGGTATTGGACTTACTAATATAACAGGAACTGGAAAAAACATAACAGCAAATGTAACAATTGAAAATGGAGTTGCAATTGCTGCCACTGTGATAACTTCTGGGACTGGATATCAGGTTGGAGATGTTCTTAGTATCACATCAATCGGAAATCTCTCTGTGGGTAGAAATGTTCGTTTGTCGGTTGTTTCAATTGCGAGCACAAATGAAATTGTTTTAGATAATGTTCAGGGAGACTTTGTGGTTGGAGCAGGAAAAAGTCTTAGATATACAAATAGCCTTGGTATTACAACTGATTTTAATGCTTCTAGTGGTGGAAATGTTATACCTGCAATTCTTGAAACTGTGAGCGATGGGTTACATGTAACAGTCAATCATAAAAATCATGGTATGTATCATGAAACAAATAGAGTGATAATTTCTGGTGTTGAATCTGATATAGTTCCAACAAAACTTGTGTTACCATACGCATCTGATTCTACATCACCAATTTCAGTTGATGATAGTTCAAATTTTGGAAATTTTGAAAATGTTGGAGTTGGAACAACAAATCTTGGATATGCGTTAATTGGTAGCGAAATTATTAGTTATAGTTCAGTATCTGCTGGGTCAATCAGTGGAATCACGAGAGGATCTAATCCTAAAAATTATTTAAGTGGAACTCCTGTTTATAAGTATGAAATAGGTGGTATTTCTCTAAGAAGAATTAACAAAACTCACTTGTTAGATGATGTAACAGTTTCAAATCCTCTATCTTTTGATTCATACAATATTAAAATTGATACTGCTGCTAGTGGCGTTGCTAGAACTGATGGAACAAGTTTCCCTAAACTTTATGCAAATCAAACTAAATCGACTGGTGGATTAAATGTGAGGGCAACCCAAAATATCCCATTTGAAATCATTACTCCAATGATTCAAAATGTTACAGTCCCAGGAACTAATGTTACAGCAGAGATGAGAACAGTTTCTGGAACCAGTTTAAATAATGGATCTGGTGCAGGATCTGATGTTCCTTTTGTTAATAAAGGAAATGAATCAATAACTCTTAATAAATCTAACTACTTAGATTCTCCACGAATTATTGCATCTAGAATTAATGAAACTTCAAATACTTCTATTCAAACACTTCCTGGAGACAGATCTTTTAATATCAAATTGAATTTAAGTTCTATTGATAATCGCCTATCTCCAATTATTGATATTCAAAGAATGAATGTTATTTTAACCTCAAATAGAGTAAATGATGTTATTTCTGATTATGTGACTGATAATAGGGTAAATACTCTCACAGAAGATCCAACCGCATGTCAGTATATCTCTCAAGAAAATGTGCTAGAGACATCTGCATCCTCAATTAAAATTATAATGTCGGCTCACATTAATGATTATTCTGGCATTAGAGCATTTTATGCAATTAGTGATAGCGAAAACTTTAATCCAATTTTTGTTCCTTTTCCAGGTTATGATAATTTAAATACAAAGGGAGAGATAATTAATGTATCTGATAGTAATGGAAAACCTGATAATTATGTGAGTCTATCTGATGCTAGTGGATTTTTATCTCAAGACTTAGAATATAAAGAATATACATTTACTGCAAGTAATTTACCGTCGTTTAAATCTTATAGAATTAAATTTGTTCTCACCTCACGAAATCAAGCGTATGTCCCTAGAGTTAGAGAATTGAGAGTCATAACACTTGCATGATATGGAAAATATAAAAGTAAAGGGACATGATTATCTCTTACGAGATCCTAGAACTAACGCAATTATTAATACCAATAAATCAGAATATAATGAATATATTACTCAACGCAATTCTAAAGAAAAAGAGCAGCAAAAAATACATAATTTAGAATCTGATTTTGCTAATATGAAAAATGATTTAAATGAAATAAAATCTTTACTCAGGAGTTTGATAAATGGAAATGAATCCTAACGACATAGAACTTGAAAATCTAAATAAAAGTTTTGAGTATTTCAAATATTCCTCCGAAATAGATAAACTCGATGATATAGAATCTTTAAAAATTGTCGCAAAGTGCTATTATAAATTATATTTGAAGCAACAAGAAATTATAGCAAATTTTTCAATTTAGGAGTTTTAAATGGCTACGAATAAAATTACATTTGATCCCGATTCAGACGTAGCGCGTCCAGTTAATTTAACAATTAATACTGGTGCAACATTTAAAGCTAGTTTTGAGGTAGTTGGACTTGCAAACACAGCGTTCAATTTTATTGGATATACTGGATCATCTCAAATGGCAAAAAGTGTATCCATTGGTTCAACTTCACACGCAGTTGCAACATTTAATGTTGGATTTACAAGTGCTGCTGGAGGAAAGTTTAATATTTCATTAGGTTCAACAGAGACCAGACAATTAACAGAGGGAAGATATATTTATGATATTTTAGTCAGTTCTGGATCTACAATTTATAGAATTATAGATGGGATGATATTGGTAAAACCAGGAATTTCGTCTGCACCATAAATACTTGGAGAGGCACTGAGAAATGGCGCAACCATCTAATAGAACAGAATTAATTAATTACTGTAAGAGGCAGTTAGGCGCTCCTGTGCTTGAAATAAATGTGGCAGATGAACAGGTAGAAGATTTAGTTGATGATGCTGTTCAGTTTTTTCAAGAAAGACATTTTGATGGCGTATATCCTGCATTTTTTAAATACAAAATAACTCAAGGCGATATTGATAGAGGAAGAGGACGAGGCGGATCAAATCCAATTGGTATTGTAACTACAACAGCAACGACCACAATTGTTGGGACTGCTACTACTTTTTCTTATGAAGAAAATAGTAATTACTTACAAATACCACCTGCCGTAATTGGTGTGACTAAAATATTTCATTTTGATGGATCTAATAATATTACCAACAATATGTTTAGTATTAAATACCAATTATTTTTGAATGACATTTATTACTTAGGAACAACTGAAATATTAACTTATGCGATGGTGAAAACATATTTAGAAGATATTGATTTTTTATTAACTACGCAAAAACAAATTAGATTTAATAAAAGACAAGATAGATTATATCTTGATATAGACTGGTCATCAGTTAAAGTAGGGGATTATTTTGTCCTAGATTGTTTTTCCACATTAGATCCAAATGATTATGCACGAATTTGGAATGATTCGTTTCTTAAAAAGTATCTTACACTTTTAATTAAAAAACAGTGGGGACAAAATTTAATCAAGTTTCAGGGTGTAAAACTTCCAGGTGGGGTAGAGTTAAATGGAAGACAGATATATGACGATGCACAGAGAGAATTGGATACTTTGATGGATAAAATGTCTAATACTTATGAACTACCACCATTAGATTTTATTGGATAAAATAATATGTTAAATCCATATTTTTTACAAGGTTCATCATCAGAGCAAAATCTTGTTCAGAGTTTAATTAATGAACAACTGAGAATGTATGGCGTTGAAGTTCATTACTTACCAAGAAAATATATTACGGAAAAAACCATTATAAAAGAAGTAATTGAGTCTAAATTTGATGATGCATATCCAATAGAAGCCTATGTTGAAAATTATGATGGGTATGCAGAAAGTCCAACTTTATTATCAAAATTTGGAATACAAGCAACTAATGAAATTAATTTAATAATATCTCAAGAAAGGTTTAGCACTTATATATCACCTTTAATTAAAAATGAACAAAATATTAAATTATCTTTAAGACCAAAAGAGGGAGATTTGATTTATTTTCCTTTTGGGGATCGTTTATTTGAAATAAAATATGTAGAGCATGAAAAACCATTTTATCAATTGCAAAAAAATTATGTTTATGAACTAAAATGTGAATTGTTTAGATATGAAAACGAAATCATTGATACTGGAGTTGATGAAATTGACGATCTATTGCAACCAATTGATGGATCTGACGGAGGAACCATTTTGCTTGGTTCAATACAAAGATTAACTTTAGTGGGTGTTGGAGTAACTGCTACAGCAACTGCTAGTGTTGTTAATGGTGGTATTAAATTAATTACAATCACTAATAGAGGTGGAGGATACACTAGCATTCCAAGAGTTGGAGTTGGTTCAGCACCAGCAGGAGGAATTACTGGTATTGCAACTGCAGTTATGATTGGTGGTATAGTTGTTTGTACTGATAATGTAAATCCAAGCGCACAATCTGTTCAGAGTGTTAGAATTATCAACGCTGGTGCTGGATATACACAATCTCCAGGAATTAAATTCATAGGAGGAGGTGGCAGTGGAGCAGCTGCAACATCAGTAATTGAAAACGGTATTATTGGTATTGTTACGGTAACAAGTGGTGGATCTGGGTATACAACCTCTCCAACTATCACATTTACCGGTATATCTACAGTATCTGCTGCAGCTACAGCCATTGTAAGTGCAACAGGAACAATAACAGCAGTTCATCTCTCTAATGCAGGTGCAGGATATACTCTTGCGCCAACAGTAACTATCTCAGCACCATCCTCAACTGCCACTGGTGATTTCCAGATTAATGAAGTTGTAACAGGATCAGTAAGTGGCGCTACTGCAAGAGTTAGAAATTGGAATTCGGGGACAAATATTTTAGATGTTTATAAAGTAAATGGGTCATTCAAAGTCAGTGAAAATATTGTTGGATCTACATCTGGTGCTTCTTACCCATTATTATCTGCCGACACTAGCGTCCAGAGTGATGGATATGCTGATAATGATCAGATTGAATCAAACGCTGATTCTATTATTGATTTTAACGAAAGAAATCCATTTGGACAACCTTAACCTAAATAATTCTTATTAACTTATTGTTTGCAAGGGCAAAAAAATGTTTGAGTATTTTTATCACCAAATTTTACGAAAAACGGTGATTGCGTTTGGAACTTTATTTAATGACATTTCAATCAAGCATACAAACTCCTCTGATATAGTCACAGATATTATTAAAGTCCCCCTTGCATACGGTCCAACGCAAAAGTTTTTAGCGAGACTAGAGCAATCTCCAGATCTTAGCAAATCAACTCAAATTACTTTGCCTAGAATGTCGTTTGAGTTCACTGGAATTACATATGATTCATCAAGAAAGGTTACTACAACTCAACAGTTTACCGTCGCTGATAAAACAACCAATACTGTAACAAAAAAAGCATATATGCCTGTGCCGTATAATATGCAGTTTGAATTAAGCATCATGTCAAAATTAAATGATGATGCACTACAAATTGTTGAGCAGATACTTCCTTATTTTCAACCAGCGTATAATTTAACAGTTACTCTTGTAGAATCTGGTATAAACGAAAAGAGAGATATTCCCATTGTGCTTGAAAATATTACAATGCAAGACGACTATGAGGGCAATTTTTCAACAAGAAGAGTTTTACTCTATACTTTAAGATTTTCTGCAAAGACATATCTATTTGGTCCAGTATCAACTGCTACTTCGGATATCATTAGAACTGCAAAAATCAGTTATCTTGCTGGAACTGATACTACTAATACGACCAGAGAACTCGCATATGTTTCTACGCCTAGAGCGATTCAAAACTATACTGGAACAATTCTCACTACGCTGGCAAATGATATCACTGCCGTTGACGTATTAATTGTTGTTGATAGTGCAGCATCAATATCTACAAATACTTATCTAGATATTGGAGATGAGGAGGTTTATGTAGTATCAAAATCGGGAAATAATTTAACAGTCAAAAGAGGTCAAGATAAAACAACTGCTACAACTCATTTAAAGGGAGATCCCGTTAAATCAATCACATCGGCAGACAATCTATTAATTCCTGTTGGCGACGATTTTGGATTTAGTGGAAATATAACATAATTATGAAAATGTCAAAAAACTACGAAAATTTAGACAACACTTTTAACATAGAGAGCAGCATTATTTCTACTGAAAAAGAAAGTGTAAATATTGAAGTATCACCTTCAAATTTTGTTGATGATATTAAAAAAGATTATGATTATACAAGAGGAAACTTGTATAGTTTAATAGAAAAAGGACAGGAAGCAATTAATGGTATTTTGGAATTAGCGCAAGAGAGTGAAATGCCAAGAGCTTATGAAGTAGCAGGACAATTAATAAAAAATGTTGCCGATGCCACTGATAAGTTAATGGATTTGCAAAAAAAAGTAAAAGAGGTTACTGATGATAGTGCAAAAAGACCAACAAATGTTACTAATGCTTTGTTTGTTGGATCCACTGCAGAATTAGCTAAACTATTGAAGCAAAACGAAAATGATAAAAAATGAACACAGAACTCAAAGAATTTTTCTCACTTATAGGCAAAGCCAAAAAAGAAAAAGAGGATGAGTTTAAGTCCCTTGTTGGAGAAATTAATATTGATTCCCTTTTTACGCAAGTCAAAGAATCAGTAAAAGAGGAAAAAGAAAAGAAAAAGAAAAAAGAAAAAGAAATTGAAAAGCAAGTTAAAGCTTTAGAATCTTGGTTGTATGCTGAACCTCTAAAAATTAAAAAAGAAGAAATTATTAAAGAGATTTCAGTTAAACAAGTAGAGTTACTATCTGATCAAATTACTGAAGAAGAACAAATAATTGAAACAACAGAGCAAGAAATTTTGCAGGTAGAGGTAGATGTAAAAAAAGAAAGCACCGTAGATAATGCTCTTAAAATTTTGGAGCAAATAAAGTCAAAAGAGGAAGTGCAGGAAAATATAAAAGATCCAGAAATTGCGAGAATAAGAAAAGAACTTGAATATTTAAAAAATCTTATAAGCACTCAGGGAGGTGGTGGTGAGGTTCGACTTGAGTTTTTAGATGATATTGATAGAAGCACTGCAAAAACAAATGACTTTTATTTGAGATATAACTCATCTTTAGATAAGTGGGTTGGAGCTGCAGTAACAAGTAGTGGTGGAGGGGGAACACAAACTTTAGATCAAACACTTGGATATGGAAACACCTCAAATATTGGAATGTCTGTTGGTGTTGTCACAGCAACATCATTTGTTGGACCTCTAGCAGGTAATGCAACAGGTCTTTCAGGCACACCAAATATTGATGTTGAGTCAATTATTGCCTCTAGTGCGACAATTTCGGGCAATGTTTCTATAGGAGGAACTCTTACCTATGAAGATGTAACAAATGTAGATTCTATTGGAATTGTTACGGCAAGATCTGGAATTGAAATTGGTTCTGGCACCAATATTTCAATAATTTCTTTACAAGCAGCATCTTCAACAACAACTACGTTGTCCTCTACTAGTATAGACACTTTTGATATAAACATTTATCGTTCTGCACAATATCAAATTCAAATTACAAGAGGAACATTTTATCACCTCACTACTCTTAATGTTTTACATGATGGAACAGATGTTTATATTAGTGAATTTGGAACAATTAAAACTTCAGAGTCTTTAGCGTCTTTTGATGCTGATATTAATTCTGGGAGTGTAAGAATTTTAGTTATTCCAACTTCAGATGATTCTACAGTTTTTAAAATATCAAAAGTCCTTACAAAAATCTAATGAAAACATTCAAACAATTTCAAGAAGACTGGTCTAATAAATATAAAAAGAGTATTGATTGCTCTAATCCGAAAGGATTTTCTCAGCGTGCTCATTGTGCGGGGAGAAAAAAAAGAGCAAGAGGCGAAAACACTAAGTCTAAACCAGTTGAATGACAAAAAACGGTCGCTGTCCTAAAGGGCAATATTATTGTTACACTAACAAAGAGTGTA